TAATCCGATAGGTACTTTGCAGTTCCTTTTTTGTGATCTCTTTTGTCTGTTCGACCATTGCCTGCCGCATTTTGCCACAGTCAGCCTGCTTGCGCTCGATGTTCTCCTTCACGCATCCCTCGCGGGCGCTGATAACGATATACACGTCAACCGGCTGAGTCTGCCCGAATCGCCAGCAACGGCGTACCGCCTGATAGTATTGCTCATAGCTGTCGGACAGACCGACGAAGATCATCTTGTGGCAGTTTTGCCAGTTCATGCCGAAACCGGCGATAGAGGGTTTTGTGACAAGGCAACGGTTAAAGCCCATCGAAAATCCCATCATGCGGGCGCTCTTATCAGCAGCTTTGTCGCTGCCTTTGACTTCAATGGAGCGGTCGATCTCATGAGCCAGCATGGCACTTTCTGCGTTCAAATCACACCATACCAGCCACTGATCCTTCGAGCCATTTACAAGGCCAGCAGCGGCGGCACAGCGGGCTTCCAGCGTGTCCTTGCGGGCCTTACGACGCTGCATCAGTGTCATGGATTCTGTAACCGGTGTATCGCCGTCTGCGATGATCTCGTGGATGTTGAGCGGCGGCAGATTGTAGCCGTCCATTTGATATCCAAGATCCGCAGGATTGTTCAGGACAACGGCCCAGCTGCCCATCCACTGCCAGAACACCTCTTCGGCGTGACCCTTGAGCCGCCATTTCGATGTTTGCCCGCCGTCGTGAACGAAGAACATGGACAGCATTTCTGTATAGCTCATAATGCCGAGAAATTCTGAATGATTGCCCAACTCCATGAAGTCGTTCGGGGCCGGTGTAGCTGTACACGCCAGCCGGAACGGCGTACCGCTGAAAAAGTCAATGATCTGATTTCGCGTTGCGCCGGTAAAGGATTTCAGAATACTGCTCTCATCCAGAACAACGCCCTCGAATTTACAGTTTTTGAATTTGTCCAGCTTTTCATAGTTTGTGATGTTGATGCCGGGTTTCACGTCGGCGGCGGACTCGCAGAGCGTAACATGGATGCCAAACTTCATGCCCTCCTGCGCGGTCTGCGCAGAAACGGTCAGCGGCGCGAGAATCAGGACGGATCCGCCTCGCGCGGCAATGATCTGATTTGCCCATTCAAGCTGCATCGGGGTTTTGCCGAGGCCGCAGTCCGCGAAGATCGCGGCGCGGCCTTTGGCAAGCGCCCAGCGCACGATATCGCGCTGGAACTGATACAGCATGGGGTTAAGATCGTCAGCGGAAATCTGAATGCTATCCGTGTGGATGGACTGCCTGCTCCGCTGCTCGATGAAAGCCTCATAGTCTATCATGTTATTCGTCCTTTCTCCCAACAGCATCCAGCAGAAGAAGAGCTGTGTTCACAGGGACGGCAAGCGCTGTCTCAACGGGCTTGTCCTGACCGGAAAGCATTTCGCTCAAGTCGAATCCAAGCCCCTCAAGATACTCCATTCCGAGTTTCGCATTTGCAAGGTTTTTGAGATTCATACGCACAGTGCGATATGTTCCCTCAACCTGACTGTAAAGACGGGCGAAACGCTTTTCCAGATCCTTGTCAAGCTGAGTCTCGCGGATTTCAAATTTTCGCAGACATTCCACCGCTGAATCACGCCCGGATACGATGTTACGGAGCGCACTGGAAAGAGAACTATAGTAATACACAGGCCCAACCAGATTTTCGTTTTCAGAATGCCAAGCGTTGAGTCTGTCATAAATCTCCTGCATCCGGGGTATCACATATGCAGCAAAATCATCAAACTTACTTTGCTCAATTTTCTGCTGAAGCAAAGCAGACTTTGCAGATTGCTCTTGCTCATTTACCTTGCGCAGCGCATCGGCGCACTTCCCATCGAGCCATTTTAATAATTCAGGCTTTGTCATGCTTCTGCACATCCTTTCATCGTATCTGCGAGAGCCACGGCGGGAATGGGCGTATCCTTGCTGGCATCAATCTCACCTGCGCAGGCAGCATAACCGGCGAGATCGACGTAGTTATCAGCTTTAACGCCAGCGGCGGCGCGGGCAACTTTCAGCAGCGCCATCATCATGGCAACGTCCTTCAGGGTGAGAGTATAGCATTCGCCGAAGCGGCGCATTTTGGGGTAAGCAGCACGAATCCATGCGTTCCACAGTGCCGCGATAGCTTCAAAGCTGCTTTCAGGCGTTCCATAGTCCTCCTGACGCTGACCGCAAACGCATTTTTCAGCTTCTTTCAAAATTTCAGATCTGGTCATGCTCAATAACCTCCAAACGTATTTATCAGTGCGAGTGTGATCGTGGCAATCGACATAATCAATTCAGCTATCAGGCCGATATAGATGATGCGAATCCTGACGCTCACTGTGCCGGGAATTATAAGATATAGAAACAGGAGACAAATGGAGAATACCGTTTGAACGACTATGAAATCTGCCATATCAAGCGTCTCCATCAGGGGATTTAAAGTGGAGCGGCAACTCTTTCAGTAGCGCATCCCGCGCCTGTGTAGCAACCTCTCGCATCTGCGGATGCGCTGCCGATGATGTCCGAAGGTCGATAAAGTGCTGCCATTCCTGAATATTCGCAGTCATGATGACCTCCGTTTTCAAGCTATTCGGCAGCACTGTGCGCGCTTCTTGCGGCGAACAACCGTAATCCAGCAGATCGAAATATGCTGTTTCTGCCGACTCACAGCCGTGTTCCCAGATGCGATAGCCCGGTGTACCTTCCTCAAGATACAGCGGCTTGATGACGCTGATCTCCCCGCCAAACTGGCCTTTACTGTAATTGCAATACCGCGTGGACTCCTGACAGAATGATGCGACACGATGCCGAACGATCTCATGCGATACGCCTCTGTCGCAAACAAACAGCAGCGTTTTGTCGAGGTGAACCGCCTGTTCCTTGACCGGGAGCGCGTTCGGCCGAACCATGAGCGCAACGCCATCTTTGTGCGGCGGCTGTGCTGTAAAATAAGTCGAATGCAATGTAAGACCCGCGAATTCAGGGAAAAGGACGGGATTGTCTAAGATGAACTGCGCAAAGCAGCTGGGGCAGCAGATATTCTCTGCTTGAAGCATGAGAAAATAGTCACGCCATGCGCGAACATTCCCTGACACAATCTTTCGGCTTCCGCCGGATGTCAAACGGAGAAAGACACTGCGCCCGCTCATTCGCAGCAGTTCAATCGTATCTTCGACAAGAATCTGCGCGGGAGAGGTAAGGACGAAGCAGAAAGAAGCATGCTCCAATACGGCCTCATGGCCGCGTTTGATGATACGGGATACAAAGTCGGCGGCGGTGTCACCCGCCATGAGACTTTCAGACTTGTAGCATACGCGCCCGCAGCGCTCAATGTGGTGTATCATAGACTCAGCAGGGGTCAACGCTCTTCCATCCAATATGGCGAGCGGATGAATGATTGCAACGCTCGGATTTACAATTTTCATTTTGCGTCTCCTTTGATATATGGATCAGGCAGGCTCCAGTCCCAGTAGTCTGTGCCTTGCCAGTCAATGGTAAAATAATTTCGTTCTCCGTCGCCAATGAAGTATTCATACTCTGGAGGCAATGTTCGCCCAACATCCTTGTATCCTGCGTGTTCGCGTTCCCAGCGTGAAACGACATCCAGCGCCAGCCAGTACATGTCCTTCGGAATGTCATCGTCCCACGTTATGCACCAGAATTGATTCGGCTGTAAGATGACCTCTTCGATGCTCTGACCGCGCCGGTCAACGCGATTCAGGATGCACCACCCAACAGCGGCCTGCTCCGCGATAGCAGCTTCGCCGTCAGCATTTTTAACGCCTACAGCTTCGCCCCACATCGTCCGGGCAATCAATTCCACATCGCTTACTGACGCGAGAACAGGAACTGTGGTCGGCTCGGTGTCCGCCTGTGTAGCATTTTTCTCATTCAGATCCTCAAACGGCGGACTTGTCCGCACTTGCTCCTGTTCTATGCTCACCGACGGCAAAGGATCCATCGCAGCTGCTTGAACAGGTTCTTCGCTGTCAGAATGGGCAGCAATCCACACCGCGTAGACGCCGCAAATCAGGATTGCAAACATCAGAAAAAGTGCAAACAGGCGACCAAAAAACCAGTGCATATATTTCTTTTTGTTACGAATCTTCCTCATTTTGCGCATATCCTCAATCCTTCTTGAAGAACTGACCGACCCAACCATCTGCACCGAGGGGCAGGCCAGCGGCCCACGGAATAGGGGCAGTCATCAGTTCTTCAACACGTTTCAGCATCGTTTCGTCATCGGCAAAAGGACGAATATCAATGACCACTTCATCATGGATATGGAATACAATAGGGAATCCTGCGGCCTCCAGCCGCTCAATCGCTTCGGCCAAGCAATCGCGCGCGATTGCCTGAACGACATTCTCGGTCAGCTTTCCGCCATAGGTTTCGATCTTCTTCCATTTCTTCGTGGTCTGGTCAATGCCCATGTATTCAATGGACGGCGCGCCCCAGCGGTTTTGTCCAAGCGACGGGTTGACATAAAACAGTTTCCGACCGGAGGGAAGAGTAATCGACATACAGAACGTTCCCTGCGTGTAGTCGAATTCCCGTGCGAGTGTCAAGCCATGTACGCGGACAGATCCACCGTATGAGATGACTTGAATCGCTGCGGCATTCATTTCGTCCCAAAGTTCACGGATATGGCTGTTCGATTCACGCCAGCGGTCTACAATGTCCTGAACTTCTGCATCAGAGAGATCGTCGAGGTTATGCCCGACATCCATGCGCCGCATAGCGCTAACACCGCCCTGATAGCCCAATGCCAGTTCTGCGACTTTCCCGCGAGCACGATATGAGTATTCGGGATTGCCTTTTTTGATCCGTTCAATCGGGATGTGGAACATCTGAGAGGCAGACGCCTCATAGATTTTGCCGTGAGAGCGAAAAACCTCAAGCCGCCATTCTTCGCCAGCCAGCCATGAAATCACGCGCGCCTCAATCGCGGAGAAGTCCGCGTCGATCAAGACGTTTCCCGGCGTGGCAATGAACGCAGTACGAATCAGCTGAGAAAGCGTATCGGGGACGTTCCCGTAGATCACGCGCAGCCCATCCACGTTTTCATCCTTCACCAGCCGTCGCGCCAGCGGAATCGGATCTGTGTAGGTTCTCGGAAGGTTCTGCACCTGCACCAGACGACCTGCCCATCTGCCGGTGCGGTTTGCACCATAGAACTGAAGCAGTCCCCGGATTCTGCCATCCGGCCCGACGCAGTTTTCCATCGCGTCATATTTTTTTGTCGATGTTTTCCCAAGTTCCTGACGAATCTCCAGCATCCGACGGACATCGGAATCATGGCCGTCCTGAGCAAGCAGTGTTGCAACCGTTTCCTTGCGCAGATCTGTGATCTTTTGTTCGTCGTCCATGGCCGCATTCAGCCAAGCCGCCAGCTGCGAAACGCTGTTCGGATTGTCAAGCTGCGAAATGGCGGCGGCTTCGGCCATCAGGTCGGACTTGACACGCTCGCCAATATCCAATGCACCGCGGCACAAATCCATATCAACCATGACGCCGCGGGCGTTGATCGTCAGATCCGTTTCCCATTGTTTCTGGACGAAATCAGGAACGGGATACATGGCAAGCCGCCGCTCAATTTCCATTTCTGTTACAACGTCCTGACGGTTATACTCTTTGAAAAGCGACCACTTCTCAGGATCGTGCCACGGCATATTTCGTGTGCGATTTCCATTGGCCTTTGTGGCCTTGCAGGGGATGCAGAAATAACGGATAAGAGCCTTGCCGGTACTAAGCTTCTGCTTGTCCTCTGGAAGCCCCAGCGCCTTTCCAGTGGCGTCCAAACCGGCGGTATAGCCTGCATACAGGCCATGAAACATCGTGCAGCGCCATTGCGACGGGATCATCTGGCCGTAGACTTTTGACAGACAGGCCCATTCAAATGGCGCATTGTACGCATGCTTGATGCAGCAGGGATCGTGCAGCGCCATCACCAGCCAATCGGGGACGCGCTCGCCATTTGCAACGTCAACAACCTCGACCGGCGCGCCATCAAGCGAATACGCGAAAAGCAAAATCTCAAAGTCGTCAGATGCGATGTAACGAAATGCGCCAGCCTTTGCAATGGGAATGCTGCTGTACGTTTCCAGATCGATTGACAGATGGTGTTGCGTCACAGCTAAAACCTCCTTATTTGTGTGGGCGGGAGAGTATTACGCTCTCCCGCCGTATCGAGCATTACATCGGCAGGCCAGTCAGCGGATTGATCTGCACTCCGGCGGGCGCTGCGGGGGCAGCTGGAGCGGCAGGATACGCAGCCTGCGGTACTGCATATCCGGGATACGCCGGAGCCGCATTAGGCGCTGCGCCGTAGACAGGAGCCGCTGGAGCCGCGTTCGGCATCACGCTCTGACCGACACCCGCAAAGTCACTCGCCGCGCTTGCGCCGCCGGACAGCGGCTCGCCGTCACGGGTTTTCATGACATTGCCAAGGCCGCAGCCAATGCCGCGATTGCCGGAATTGTCATAGCCGAAGAAGCGGATCGTAACACGGGCGTACATACCGCTGTAAATATCCTGCGGCGCAAGTTCTGTGTTGATGTTGTCCATGCCGACAACCTGCGGCTTGTTGTTCTCGCTGGAAGCGGTCATGACCCAATGACCCTTGCACTCATCACCAAACGGCATACCGTTCTGACGGACACCATCGCCGTCCCACAGCGGCAGTTTGACAACCGGCGGGCGAACGCCGCGCCATTTCTTGTTGACGGCCTCAGCGATAGCAGCCTGCATGGCGGCTTCGATATCAGCTTTTGTAGCCGTATCAGTTTTCGGAATCAGGAGCGTTGCGGAGTATTTCGGCTTCGCGTTGGGCTGAGACGGATTCGCGTAGGGGGTTACAAGGTGGACATATGACAGGCGGACTTCGCCGGTCAGGACTTTCAGCGGATCATTCTGATACATAGTTCATTCTCCTTTGTCGTTTGTGTTTTCATTGGTAGTTTCGGTTAAAGCGGGATACACGGCCATGAAATCGTCGAGATCTGTTTCCATCGTTTCAAGGCATTTCAGCAGCGCACGGCGGGTATCTGCGTTCTCTTCTGCAATTCCTTTGTTTTCCATGCTTTTTGAGGTGTATGCGCGCATACAGTTGTAGAGTTTACGACGAAGCAATCGAATGTGGCGAAGTACGCGCACTTCGACTTTGTGGTACTCGGGCAGTTCATTGCTGCCGAGGAGAATAGATTCACAGGCTTCAGCCATTACGTCAGAGAAAGATGCGGATCCCATTGCGGCCTCTAATGCGTCAAAAGGATTAACATGGTCAGGCATATAAAAACCTCCAATTACAAATTTTTATAGAGATCATCGTAGGCATTCTGCGCCGTCGTGCGCAGAGCCTTACGATTTAGGCGATTGTCGGTCAGAAGAATCAGGATTTCACGCAGCGAATTGCAGGCGTCACGGCACATCTGCAAGTAGCCATCAGCACTGCGTTCTCGTTCTGCAGCGCATTCCTCGGTGGCGTCAACCATTTCAGCCAATTCAGCGGCATACTGGTTGAAACATTCTGCTGCGTCGTCACCGATTTTTTCACGAATGAGTCTTTCAAGGAATTGCCGCTTGTCGCCGATGATAACTTCCGTACTGCCGTCATTGAGATAGACCGTTTCAGCCATTTCCGACACCGCCAAAGTCGGCAGCAGCAGGGCTGTATGCGCTGCGCGGATCTGAAGCTTCAACGAGTGTCGGAGCGCCCATCGGACGGGTGATAAACTGACCGGCAATCGCCTCAAAATTCTTCTTGCCGACAAGCTTTTCCAGCGCAGCAAGGGTTTTCGGTTTACGGTCATAAAGCATCACGTCGTCGTAGCCTGCGGCGCGAATTGCATTGAACGCGGCATCCGTGTCTGTGAAGGCCCGGACGCTCTTTCCAGCTACGACCTTCCAACCGGGGATCTCACGGCCTGCAAGGATTTCCTGCTGCGCATAATCCTTCAGATCGCCGTACCATTTCACAAGGTCGGCGGCGCGAACCAGAAGATCCGCAATCTCGGCGTTGCTCAGGATCTGCGTCCCCGCCGGTGTAGCTCCGTCCAGCGCTGCGCGCTGGGGAACCGCGTCTTTGAAATCCTCGAATGCACAATTCTTCTTTGCCCGCGCTTTGCAGACAGCCTTGCCGCGACAGAAACGACACCAATCACCCGGCTCAAACGTTGCGCCAATACCGGAATACGCGCGCTGTGCTTTGTCGCGGACGGCATCGCCCCATGCCCGAAGTTCTTCAACCGTCATACGCTCTTCTGTCACGTCCTCAGAAATTCGTGGCTGAACAATCGCCATGACCACATTCTCAATCGTGTCACCATAGACCGTAGAGAAGAACTTCAAAGCGCCCAGCGCATAAAGCCGCATCTGACTGTTATTGACAGATGAAACGAAAACGCCTTTGCCGTGCTTGTAATCTGTGATTCGCAGTGTGTTGCCGCCGATGATTGCGCAGTCGCAAGTGCCGAAACCCTCCGGGACATAATCGGAGAAATCAACCTTGATCTCGAATGTGACGAATGGCTTTGCAGGGAATTCGTTTATCTTTTCTTCGAGATACTGCACATAAAACTGTGCCGTGGTCAGCATCTCCGGCTGAAAAAGAGGATTTGCTTTCATCTGCTGCATCTCTTTTTCAAATTCGGAGGGCCGCACTACCGTGAATCGCTTCCGGCCATACAACTCGCAAATGCTGTGCGCAAGATGACCCTCCTCGGCGTAGGTGCTGCTGCTTGGGGGAAATTGCTCCTCAAATCGCGGAGCCGCGGTGCAGTGCAGCCATCGCTCAGATGACGACGCAGAGCATACCGCGTGTTGCGTCGGTGCTGCCATGCCGCACCTCCGTCAGATATTCGCGCCCAGTGCGCGAAGTTCTGCGGCGAATGCGGGGTACTGATCCTGACGCAGCTGCGTGACAGCCTGAACGCCAAACTTCTGAAGCAGGCCCATAAGCTGCGGCATCAGGCCACGTTCCAGCAGATTTGCGCCAGCGTTTGCGATCATTTCCGGTGTAAACGCAGGAGCAGCAGGAGCGGGCTGCGGCGTCTGGACAGGCGCTGCGGGCTGAACAGGAGCGGGGACAGGGATTGTCACCGGCGCGGGCTGCGGGGCCGTAGCGGACGCGACAGCGGCCTGCGCAGGGTAGGGGATAACCAGGGTCGGGGCTGCCTGCTGCGGCAGCTGCGCAGGTGCTGCGGATGCAGCAGATGCGTCCGAATTGTTCTGCACGGGAGCAGGCTGCTCGACGGGCTGAACAGCTGCGGGAGCAGCGGGCGTTTCAGCGTTTTTCTTTGTGCGGGTGCGCGTTGCGGGCTTTTCTGCGGCAGCCGTGAGCGGACGATTTGCGATTGCGTCGGCAAGTGCGGTGATAGCGTTTGCCAGTTCCGGGGCTTCGATGGTGAGTTTAAATTCAGTCATAATAACCTCCAAAATTACGATGTTAGAGCAGACTTGTGGACGGCCCGTTCTGCTTTCCATTCTTCAAAACGCTTTTGATTTGTCGGGTCATCGTAAAACTGCCGTACTGCTGCGAGCGTGTCAGCGAACAGATTACATTTCTCGGCATCTGACATCAGCGATAAGTCAAAACCGCAAGTACGCGGTGCGGTCATCAGGAGCCGTATGCCGCTTCTTCAGCGTCAATCCGCGCGCGTTCAGCAGCCTCAAGACGATCAAGTGCAGAAAGGATGATCGTTTTCGAGCATTTGGATTCTTTCTTTCCAGATAGCACCAAGGACAGATAGGCTTCGGAGTATCCGCATTCCTCCGCCAGTCGCCGCGCCGTGATGCGCGCCGTGTGCATTCGCGCCTTAACCTCTGCTGTCCAGTCAACAGTCCAGTCAAGACCCATACTTTTCACCTCCTCAAAAAGATAAAAATTTTTATCGTAGGTAGTTGAAAATCTTTAACTAATTGGGTATAATGATCCCATCCATGAAATTCATTACCTGGATATTCGGAAGTGCCAATTCCTTTTATCCTGCCCTTGCTAGTCAAATATTTTTAACTGCTACATGCGTATTATAGTCAAGTAAATTTAGCTTGTCAATACCTGAGATAAAAATATTTGACCAACGAAGCAAAAAAATTTACCGGAGGTCAGTATGAGTTTTTATGACAGGTATGCCGCCATCTGTAGAGAACGAGGGCTAGACCCGTGTTCCCAACGCGCCGCGAAGTTGTTCGGCACAAACCGCGCGACAATCTCCATCTGGGGAACAAAGGGTACAACGCCGAAGGGAGATACCGTTGCAATCATCGCATCGGCATTGAATGTCTCTGCCGACTATCTGCTTGGCAGAACAGATGATCCTACCGACTGGAGCAACGCCAAGAATCACAAGGGCAGTGTC